ATGAGTGCATAGATGAATGTCTTAGCCTGATTTCTTGATTCAAGTCCTGCAGACTTTTGATTTGTTGTGTGAATATCTCCGTTGATAATTTCATTTATGTAATCCTCGTCAGCCATATAGTGTGCTAACAATCTTAATTCTAAACCACTAGCATCTATACCTACTAGCTTGTTCCCTTTATCTACTATCCAACAGGCTCTACATTCCTTACCATAAGGACTACTAACACTAGGAACTTGTGCCATGTTAGGATTTCTATGTGCCATTCTACCTGTGATTGCACCCGTAGACAACACCGCACCATGTACTCTGTCATCGTCTTCTACTGAGTCTAACCATGAACTAATCTGTGCAATTCTTTTTTGATACAACAAAAAGTCTGCGATTAA